ATTGAGTTTCTTTTGTTTCTTGTCGAAAGAAGTAGCGAGCTGCTTACCAAGTTCAGTGTAATCATCAGGATATTGTTCTGCAAAGAGAATGTTTTGGCATTTCTGCATATACGGATAGAACATCACATCATTGCTTGAAAGATTGTTAGCAATAAAAGCGCGATACCATTGATTACGATCAGCTTGGTTGTTCTTCACGTATTTAACAAAATCAGACTCTTTCTTATAAGTAGAAAGTTTTAGTGTTTCTAAATATTTACTACTACAATTCCGGAGAATCATTACATCGAACACAGTTTGTTCATCAACGGATAACTCTTTATTACGCTTATAATAGGGCTTTTCCTGTGCCCATTTTCTCATAGTTTCAGAACTCTTCTCGATTACCTTATCCTTAGCTTTCTTCAACTTTTCATTTATCTTCTCCCTTTCTATATCTTTAGGATCTGCAAGAGCTGAAGTACTGGAAGATAGCTCTTTTCTTATATAATAGTATTCTACATCAAATTCAGGACAATAATAATTCCACAATGATATACAACGATAAATCTCACCATCCTCAAGCATTTTTTGAGTACGCTCATCATTTTCAGCATACCAACACTTACCCTTAAATACTTCATCCGGATTTATCATTTCAAATCCAAGGCTTCTAACAGCTTCGAGTGTCTGTTCCAAGAAGGCTTTTCTCGAATCACTGCAATAAGTGTCAAGTTTAGTCTCCATTATAACAGTTTTCCCGAATGAAAGCGGTTCACCAGCTTTAACAAGGAACTCACTTTCAAGTTGAATTTTACGTATCAGATAAGCTATCTGTTTTTTTCTAAAGCAATCAGGATTGATGCATCTTGCATTTTTATTATTCATTTCATAGAATAGGCAACCGTGATTGACAGTGTTGTTCTCACATTGTGCGCATGGTTTAAATTCCCCGTTATCCCAATTATCTGCATTTTCTTCAATCCAATCAGCTTTATCAATTTCAAGAAAAGAACTGCCTACAAACCTTCGAATCATATCTGTACTGCACTGGTTCGGATTCCCTTTATGAAATTCCATTTGCGAGCTATCTTCTAATTTAGAAAGAATCATAGCACCGGATAATGGTATATCTCCATTTCTTACACGATCTTTCAGTTCCGGAATAAGACCATTTAGCTTTATACGATCAAAAACAAAGCGAGTAGACTTTCCGAATTTAAGAGCGATATCTTCCAAAGTCCGTCCTTTCTCAGTCAACTGTGCAAAAGCAAAAGCTTCTTCGATGGGATCAACATCTTTTCTTTGAAGATTTTCAGTAATCATTGCATCGAAAGCCTCATCATCCGTCATCTCTCTGACAATGCAGGAAATAGTTTGAAATTGCTCGGACTTTTTTCGGTGGGCCTTGATTTTAGCAACATTCTCATTATCTTCCTTTTCTTTCAATAGTGATACAGCACGAAAACGACGCTCACCGCAAACAATTTCATACGAACAGGGGATTGTCGTAACATCGCCAGTCTCTAAGTCAGTAACATCTTCGGATTTGGCTACCCTGACGGTGATAGGCTGCAATAAGCCTTGTTTCTCAATGTTACTTGCAAGCTCTTGAAGAGCTGTTTCATCGAAAGTCTTTCTCGGATTCAAAGGAGAAGGACTTATAAAGTCGATTCTAATGTTTTGTACTTCCATAATTCTAATTTATATTGGTTTGACTTTTAATTCATTGCACTATAAAGTTATCTTTTATTGACAAGTTTAGCAAACAGAAACTTCGCCATTTTAACGCCTTTTTTATTGGGCCTTATTCCGTATTTGAATAAAGCCACGTTTTTCTGTTTCTCGAAGAAGTTTCATATCTTCCTCGCATATTTCACAATCTGTCTCTCCATTAACAGTAGTATAATTGGGGATATTAAATCTCTCTCTTATCCTTCTTTTTATTTCAGGAACATCTTCTTTTTTGATATGTCTAATGTTCCAATAAATTGTCACCTTCTGTTTCTTGCTTTCCATTTCTACTTTTGCTTAGATAAGAGATTATTTCATTTGAAATACTTAACGCCTTGACAGCTTCTTCATCTCCTTCTTCAACTCTACGTTCAAGTTCTTTCCGGTATTCTTCATACGACAATCCATTTGTATAACTAGTTTCCTTTGACAAATTAGCCTTATGATTATTCCAAGATTGATTATCAGCAACAGCACAACGTTCTTTGTTGTATGCACGAAACCAACTCATGATAACCTGACCATCAATTCTGTTATAGATATTACCATATTTCATTTTCATGGCATTTTTGAAACACAATTTTAAATCGTCCAGTTTCAAATATGGGTATTCCTCAATGATTAAATCTACGGTCATAGCAGCCTGAATATCAGACATGGTTTCCGTCGCATTAAAAAACTCCAAAGCATCAGCCAATAAATATACCACAACGGCACGAGCGCAGGTTTCTCCAAGTATTTTTGTAATCGTTCCTATTGATGGCTCTGAAGAAAGAAATACATCTTCAATCTTTTTCGGATGAAGTTCCTTGCAATACTTGCTCAGCGAGACCTTTAAGGCGACTAATCGATTCTCTTCTTGTGGTTGTAGTATCAGTTCGTTTTCCATTGTAATTTCCTTCATAAATCCTAGTAAAATTTGCAGGTTTGAAAATCCAGTCGAAAGTACATCGCCAATTTTCATTATTCTGACCGAGTAAGAAAGGACTATTTAAAACCAACTGTAACACGTCAAATACAGCTTGTTTGTTATATTGAGCTATACAAGCCCTAATAGCTTTCTTACGCTTATTATCTATCGACTTTATAGATGGAAGCTTATCTTGAAATGTAGTATTGAAATAATTCATTAATCCTACCCAATCAATCTTTTCCACATTTTCCACCGGGAACAAAGAAAGATCGTCTTTCTTTGCTTCTCCGTTAGGAGAAGTTTCTTTCTTCTTATAATCAGAATCATTATCATCTACATATTCATTATCATATTCATTATCATTATCGGCTTTTTTGGGTTTCAGTGGGTTCCCAGATAACCCACTGGGTTTTGTGGGTTCTTTGGGTTCGCTTGGGTTTTCACTTTTCGGACGTCCCCCCTTAGAACCATTGTTCCTATTCCTTTCCACAGTAGACATATACTTTTCAGTATCCCTGTCTATATCTATCTTTATAAAGTTGAAAGCAATACTTGCCATAGGTTTCAACCCCCGAAGATTTCCCGTTGTCGCATACTCAATTATGCTTTCGTAAATCTCCAGCCTGACATCATCCGGCAAGTCCTTGATTGCTTCTCTCCACCCTTTATAAAAGATGAATGAATTTCTTTCCATATTTTAAGGGATTATACTCCGATTAGTAATAAAACTCACAGTCTTTTTGCTTCCTTCAGCTTTTTCGCTTCTTTCTTGTAATGAGTTATCATCTCTTCTAGTTGAAAGTCGCTAAATTGCTTGGATATATTTTTCTTTGCTTCCAGGAGAAGCACGCTACGTTCTCCATGTTTAGAAACCAAACGCCTACGATAATCCTGAATATTCCCTTCCATGAAGCGGTTACAATGTCTGCATTGAGCATTGCAATTCATTTCATCGAAGCGGGTATTCATGTGCTGACGATTGATATAATGGCCGCAATCAGCTTGTTCAAATGGTTTTATCTTACCACATGATATGCACTGAAAATAACCACTAGGCATCGTATCACGATAACGGATGAATAAACTAAATACTTTATCTAGTTTATCGATCAGATTAGGTTTCTTCTTGACCTTAACCCCTTCTACCTCAAAAAGAGGCTTCTTTTTCTCTTTCTTCTTGTAATTTCTCCACATGATAATTAAAATGCTATATTGGTTAATTGCCGGCCGCGGCTCATTATACACCATTTTCCCTTTTCCGGTTGTTCAATGCGTAACTCTTCAACACGACCGAAACGGGTAAAATTTCCACTTAAATCGACAACCCAACCTTCTTTGTTTTGACAGGGACGAATAACACGACCGACCATTTGATAATAAAGGGAAAGAGATTTGGTAGGGCGTGCAAGGACAACAGTATCAAGTTCCGGATAATCAAATCCAGTAGTAAGCACCCCAACATTAGCAACTACCTTTATTCTGCCTGCCTTGAATCCTTTCAATATTTGCGCTCTTTCTTCTTTCGATGTTGAGCCGCTAACAATTGCACATCCAGGAATCTCTGATGCAAGCCTTTCAGCTTCACGAATAAACCTTGTGAATATCAGAATACCTTTGCGTGGTACGCCTGATTTGGGGTTCAAAAGGCGTTTAGTCCATCCGACTATATCTTTATATATGTCCACACGCTCAAACTCTTGCAGAAGACTTTTTTCATCATAATCGGCACCAGTAGAATTTGTCCTTACTCTAGTCAAATCTAATTTCGTAATATCGTAATATTTCAATTTTGCTAGAAAGCCTTTCGCAAGTAGTTCACTCACCTGACAATGATAGATTACATCCGTGAAAACCTTTGGCCGGGTACGGGTGATGAATTTAAGCATCATTCCTCCACTACCTGAACACAATCTGTAAGGAGTAGCTGTAAGCCCAATAACTTTCCTTTTTTCATCTTCAAAGAATTCCTTATACATACCTTTAACTGGGTTTACTAAATGGCACTCATCAATCAGGACGTGCTTGAAATGCTTAAAGAAATTCATGTGTTTCATCACACTGCCAATTGTAGCGAATGTTATACGGTTGATATCTTTTCTTCCGACAGAAGCAGAATAAACCCCACAATCGAATATGCCGTATGATTGAAGTTTCGCAAAGTTTTGTTCGAGGATTTCCTTACTTGGTTGAAATACGATAAGTGGTCCATCAATCCGGGCGGCTATATTTGCAATTACAAGAGATTTTCCGGCACCGGTTGGAAGGACTATCACGTAGTTTTTCTTTTCCTTAGATTTGAAAACACTGACCGCTGCATCACTAGCACTTTTTTGGTAGTCTCTTAACTGGTATGTCATAATTTGATGTGATATTTGTGAACTTTCGAATGACAGTCACCACAAAGGGTAACGAGACAATCAAGATGTTCAAGCTCATGCCCTACAATTGTTTGTCCGTTAACCCTGTATATTTTGTGGTGAATCTCTAAATTGAAATCTTTACCGCACATCTGGCATTTATGTCCGTCCCTGATTCGAACCTTACGCTTTGCTTCTTCCCAATCAGGATTACTTTTAAGTAATTTCACATAGTTGGACTTCCTGCCTTTCTTGTGCTGTAATCTACTCATCGTCTTCCTCTTCTTCTTCAGGAAGATTATCAGAGAACTCTTCTTCGAAGGTGTCCCCTAAATCTTTAGTGTCATCAATAGGACGTTCGACTTCGGGATATTCAAGGCCGAACAAATCCAACATTGCTTTTCGATTCCGGTCTTCTTGTGCCCAAAGGGAACGTTTATCCCAATCAGGTATTTTCTCTGCCTTTACAAGTTTCAAGGCACCATTAACCCAGGAATAATATAAGAAGTGACCGTTAAGAGCAAACCGGATCGTATTCTTACTTGAAAGATGATACTCCCTTGTTCCCTTCTTGACTTCGGCTGCCAAATCTTTAATTTCTGTTTTGATGGACGCTAATCTGTCTTGAGCATCATTTTTGATTTTCTTTGCACGTTCGATAGCTTCCAGCAACTCACGCTCACGTTTGGGGACTTCATTCTCTTGCTTGATACAATACTCTTCGCGTATTTCATCAATCTCAAATACGTCTAGGATGCGTTGAGTGACCTCACTTTCCGGGAATGTGGCATTAAAATTTTCATTCACCAGTTTTACTATTTCATCGACATTAGTCGAACCCTCGAATAATACAGGAGGGAATTTTTCCCGAATAGCATCGGGAACTACGAACTCGATTGTCTCGGGCTCGTAGTTTCTTAAATTTGCAATCATAATTTATAAAGGATTAATTAGTACCGACTTTGGTACTCATGAATAAAATCTAAGTAGTGTTGATCCTCAGGTAACGGAAGAGTTATACCAAACTCGGTAGCAGCATCAATCTTCACGCTTTCCATGAAGTTACGCATCTCCAAGGTGTTAAGTTTACTTGTTCCTCGAACTATCTTTTCAACTTTACCGTTAATTTGAACCTGTTTAACAAGAAACTTTTTACAGTACAAATCATGTATATCCAGTACACCATCAGCAGTACTCCAATACTCTTCACCTGTATACTCACGGAAACAGGCGCCAATACAATGAAACCATTTCCACATGAGAGCATTTTGATTTGGAGTTCTAGGCTTTGTCTTTCTCTTGATAGTTAAAGTATATTCACCATTAGGTAAGGTGCTACACATGAACTCGAAAGACTTATCCATTTGGACTTTGCCATCTTTCTTTGTTAATGTTGCTTCCATTATTTATTAAAATGGCAAATCATCTTTATCCGGCAGCGGGCAATCATTTACTGCACTCTGATTCTGATTGTTGGTTTGTTCCGGAAGAGGTGGAGGTGGCGCTTGTTGAGGCTTGACAGAAAGCATCTCCATATAATCAACAAAGACTTCTGTAATGTAATGCTTTACTCCTTTACTATCATCATAGTCACGAGTACGCAATTTACATTCCAGGTACAATTTATCACCCTTGTGCACATACTTTTCAATAACATCTGCAAAACGGTTAGTTGCTACAACATTGTGCCACTCTGTTCTTTCCGGAACATTAGTACCATTGGCTAACGTATATGCACGGTCAGTTGTCGCCAATGAGAAAGTTGCTACCGCTGAACCACCATCAAAATGTTTCACACGTGGTTCTTTACCAACATGACCTATAAGAATAACTTTATTTACACTCATTATTTTTCCTCCCTTATTGTTACACGAATACTATCAGTTTTAGGAGCTGTTTTGATATACTTAGAGTATAATTCCGGATGGTCAGCCTGAAACTTTTTAGTATCAAAATTGTCACTTGTAGAAGCGGGTGTATAACTAACTCGCAATCTTCCGGCATCCCATGACTTGACACCATTCTCACGCATAGCAGTTTTCAATTTTGCTTTATAATCTTTCTGAATTATAGTTAGGTCTGCAAGCTCTTCCTCAATCCCGATTATAGTATTTACAAGCTGCAATGGTATGAGAGATTTTTCAGCAGCAGGAACAGGAAGATTGGATAAGTATTGCTCTCCTTTCATCTCACATTCCATCAAACTCTTGACTTCATTGTCAGGCTTACGAGGTATTTCAACTAATTCATGCTTATCACCGCGTACCCAAATGCCGAACAGTTTATCAACTTCTATTAACGGGTTTTGAAGTTCAAACAAATAAGCATAGATTGATAACTGCCAACTCAAATACTCTTCATCAAGATGCAAGGTAGTTTTGATATCACCGAGACTAATTCTATCTGCTTTCTCCCAAACACAATCAATGTTTGATGCGAAGTATTCGTTATCTGAAACTGTGTATTCATTAGCAAATGCTTTATATCCAGCATTTACCCTCATTCGGATATAGTTCTCTGCTTCAGTACTCTCAGGCGGTAAACCTGTTGTATCAGCAAACTGACATTGAGCATGAATAAGGCTACCCTTTTCAGCAGCTCTCTTCAGGACAAACTCCGGGACATCTTTATATTTATCAGGGAACAACTGCCGGCTAATCATACCTGTTATACCTTGCAACTGCTTTTCACCTAGCATATAGGTGTGATTCTCCTCATTGAAAACCACACTGGATTTTACTAATTCTATCATTATTTATTTTTGTTTAGGGGGGGGTACGTTTTGCCCATTTCCATCGCAATATCTCTAAATTCATTGTTATTGTGCAATTCCCGATGATTTGCCCAAACTGTCTCAAGTTCTTTTCGACTTTTAACACCAGTCATTTCTTTAATTGCACGATCTAATTCTGCACCTGTAAATACAGCGCCTGAAGCATTTGCAGGAGGATTATTCCCAGGCTTAAATACAACTTCCTTAGTATTACCATAAACAAAACGAACACGGTTCTTATTGTCAACTATAACAAGAAGAATAATTTCCTTTTGCTCGTTATAGCCAATTTCTTTCACACTGAACTTGGTAGCCAGAGAAAGAGAACCAGTTTTCCCCGTATATACTTCATTTTTTTCAAGTGTAATCCAAATGAAAGGGCCTGTATAAAGTTCACGCCCAATCCCCCAGTTAAATCCTGCACGTTTAAAGGCGTCCGAAGCCTGCCCTTTCTCTTTTTCAGTGTTGGATTCTGTACCAACGTCCTGTTTGCTCACCCACTCTTTTTTTTCATTGTCCCAGACGGACAACGTACAGAATAGATTTCCATTAACGACATCATGGTGCCGTTTCCAGTTCATTTCTCCGAATACTTCATCAAGTATTCTCATGTCTACTCGAGCATCCTTGTATAATAGCAAGGAGCAGCCCGAACCATCCAGCTTCATAGTGCCAACTCTGCATTCTATTTCAGAAGCTAGAAGCGGTCTGATAGAGCTCATTTTCTTTTCTTCTTTCTGAACCGTTAGTTCAGTTGTTTTTCTCGTTGTCATAACTCGAATTTAATGGTTTGACTTTTAATTGATTACATCAGTAAAGTTATCGTAAAATGACAAGTTTAACAAACAGAAACTTCGCCATTTTAACGCCTTTTTTAGGTAGTAAAAAACTGCCTGTACGGCATGTACAGGCAGAAAAAATAAGAAAAACCAATGTACCTTATGGTCGGCTACGCTTAAAGGGTGTACGGCTCCCTCGATCTATGCAAATAGAATGGTGGACGGTGCCGGAATCGAACCGACCTCATTACTCCTGTGCACGAAGTAACGTTTCATCCCTGAATACTGACCGCCCGAAAAAAAGATGAACTATTCTCACGAACCATTCACCTAGAATCACACAAACACAAAATAAAACACGACATAAACTACTAATGTGGATAAGCCCAGACTTGAACCGGGATTTGCAAGATTTCGTTTGTACGTTTCAATTGTGGTTCTGACTTCCCCGATCGTCTTTCCTGCTTCGAGGCTAGCCAGCCGTATTATCAAACTAAGCGTCTACCAATTCCGCCACTTATCCATATTTGCCACACCAACGCTATGATGTGGACTTGAGGTAAAAACTATAATTACGAATAAAACTTCTGTTCACTCTCACGAGCTACTTTGTTCCCGGATAGCCGTTCAAAGCGCACCGGGATAGATGTAGAACATTTAAAAATCAAATAAATACAGGGGCTTAAACCCTACGGCGTCCTTTTCGCCGGCATCATTGGTTAAACATAAAAAAGAAAATAATCTCTGTGAAGGAACCCGGACTCGAACCGGGATGAGTTGTCATGCTCACTACATCTAAGGGGTGACATTCCCTATTGTTGAGTAGCGCGTCTACCAATTTCGCCATTCCTTCAGTTCGTAGCCGGACGCTTCCGGCTACTTTGATTGATTTTTTAAACACAAATATTATTTCACCCTCACGGGCTACTTAACTCTAAATGAGAGTTGAACCGGGAAACGGATTCGAACCGCTGACCTCATGTACATAAGAATAGGATGCTAAGAAATATACATGCGCTCTAACCAATTGAGCTACCCCGGCAGATGCCCGGCGAACCGGGCTAAATAAACATTGCAAATATAAAATTAAGCTACACACCTTCACAGGCTATCTTTATTTCGTTTCTTATCTTCATAGATGAATCTAGCAGCCAGCAAAGCAACAACTATGAAGAATATGATATATGACCAAGCAATATCACTTCTTGACGCTTCGATTCCTCCTCCTATATACATAGCTGCTATTAATGCAACTACTGTGAAAATGTTATGAACGATTTTTAGTGATCTCATTTTTTTCGTTTTTTACGTTTGACTTTCCTTGCACACTGGCAATGAAGTAATACCTGAGCAGCATTACAGTGCCATTTACCATTTTGAGCTTTGACAGGCTTATCACTCTCTATCTTTCCCTCTTCCATGAGACTGATTAACTTTTTCTCACCTCCTACTATACTGGCAGAATAATCCTTTCCAAATATTTCCGATGAAAAGAAACGGAGAATATTATCTAACAGTATTTCAGCCATCTCACCTCTTATCATAAGCAAAAACTTACGCTATTCTAGTTACAATAAACTGCATATTTTTCACATCTGACTTTGTTTCCCAAGCCATACCTTCAGCTTTTTCTTTATAAAGCCGAGCATTTAAAGTGTAATTAACAGACGTTTTCTGAATGATAGGAAATACTTCTATTGCACCAACATCCATATTTCGTAATACATCAATTACATTACGTCTTTGAATATCCTTTTCCATACTGCTATTTTTAGTCGTTCGGAGTTTGACTTTCATTTAAAATATTTGTCTTTCTGTAAATAGGAATAGAAAAAACAAACACAGTAAGCGTTTTCTTTTCTATTCCTACATTGTGATAGTGAATTGCACCTTTATCTGTCATTATAGGTTCAACTATCCTATCAACGACACATTCTTTTTCAATTATTGCTTTCATATAGATATATTTTAGAATTAAACTTGATGTGATGAACGGACTCGAACCGCTGACCTCATGAGACATGCGCTCTAGCCAACTGAGCTACATCACTTTTATATTGTTTTCTCTAAAGTCAATTACTTACCGAAATCTTCTGCTATTCGGTTGCAGGGCAATTTTTGAACCTCGCTTTTATTGCTAACCACGGCTCTACACCGGTGTACCAAACCACCGTCTTACTACAGCCTAACTACCTACCCTCACGGGCTTCATATTCCTGCTACGTAAGCCATATATGTTCCACAATGTTAAAGAACTCTTCTCTGTTGTTCCCAGTCTCCCTTCAAGGGCAGGTTCATAGACCGGACTGGGTGCCGGATAACCGACGGTTTGGTTTGACTTTAGTGAGGGCTATGATTTCGCAGAAGCACAAATCATATTAGCTATCGTAGAAATGGCTTTGACATTCTCCGCCAATTCGCAGTTTTTAGCATCCGCTTTTCTCCACCACTCTTCATACATAGCTTTGTCTTTACTAAGCCGTTCATTCTCTTTTAGCAATTCCTCTACTCGTCCTTCAAGAACTTGCTCACGTGATCTCTTTTGCTCTTCCATGATTTATATAGTTTGATTAATCTCCAACGTAATGTGCACCGTATTGAGTGCTATTTGGGTTGTAGTAAGCAGAAGTAGGAATATTAATATTATTGTATTCCTTACTAGGTGTGGCTTTAGCAGCCTTGCTAAATTCGTCTTGCTTCTTTGCTAAGAATTTATCCGTTCTCTCTTTCACCGCTTCAGGTGAGAAACTTTCTTGAAGTTTAGCGAAGCTCCATGCAGATTTTAAACACTCTGAAAATGTTTTTCCACCCTTCTTGTAATTGCGGTGTGCTGACTTCATGATTTGTGATAAATTGTAGCTCATAATCATTATTTTTTTATTGTTTTTATCAATCATTTTTTGTATGTTTGTATGTATGATTGATTTTGATGCAAATATATCCTCAAATGTGGATATATACAAACTTGAAACTTATTTTGTATCCCCATTTGTGGATATTTAACTTTTGATTGATTATGATAAACAAGATTAAAGAAGCAATATCCTATTCAGGATTGTCAGAAAGGGCATTTGCTCTTAAATGTGGATTAAAGCCTACCACTATAAATAATCAGCTAATTGGAAAAAGAGAAATCAGTCTTGCAACAATAACCGCAATTTTATCCTCATTTGAAGAAATATCATCTGATTGGTTACTCCGTGATAAAGGTCCGATGCTGATTTCAGATATTAAGCCTGATGCAAATGTTGAGCGCATTGAGCGTTTAGTAGACACGATAGCTACTCTTCAAGGAACACTTAATGAATATATGAAAACAAATCAATTACTCACTGAAGAGCTTAAAAAAGCAAAAGGAGAATTGGCTATGTTGAAGAATGAACGAAATATTGGATAAACTTAATATACACACAAATGAAAAAGAATTTTTTAATAGTTATTTGTCTTTTACTGACATTTACCATGCAAGCACAAAGCTATCTACTAAAGACTGAAAAAAAAGAAGAAAAAAAGAAAGACCTTACTTCAGAAGAATTATTCGTAAAAGAGAATTTCCCAATGATAGATTTTTCAGATTGGAAAGATAAGAATATCAAATTCCTATTTCCAGCAAACAGATTAGATAAAAGTAAAGTAGATATTAGCTACAAATTAAAGTGTGGTACCACATATGATAGGAAAGAACTTTTAGGTAAAATAGTAACTGTATCAAATATATATGAAAAAGAAGTTAAGTGCCCTGCAGGTAAATGTAAAAGAACATATATCAACTTTACGTGTAATAATATAGAATTCACCTATGAATTTTTGGGAAATAAACATGAACTAGAAACAACTGATAAGAATAAATTAGTGTTTGATTTAGTCTATCTTGGAGATGTAGATATTGCTAGAGAAAAACTTATAGGAAAGAAAGTGTACACTAAAACATTAGCAGGAACTGTATTGAATCCAATTACTGATTTTCCTATAAAAAAATATGCAGAAGTAGAAATTATAGAGATTGCATCTAGTGTAAACCAATATACCCCAGTTAGAATTGTTGTTAAAGACAAGGACGATAATCAATACTATATAGATACATATTTTTCAGACACAAATCGTACAGATATATATTATGGTATGAAAGAAATAGATCCTTTATTTTTCGGTTCTTTTTTTTCTTTTGATAATATACGTAAAAAACATCCTGATATTTCTGAAAAGACATGGGCTGATATTGAATTAGGAAATTTAACCATCGGGATGACTAAAGAAGAATGTAGATTAGCGTGGGGAATAGCTTCAGATGTAAACAATACGACGCTTGATAACATAGAATCAGAGCAATGGATATATCGTTCTAAAAGTAAATTAGTAAAAGATAAATATGTGTATTTCAATGATGGCAAAGTATCAGCTATTCAAAAATAACAAATCATGAAAAAGATATTAATAGCATTAATGCTTATTATACCATTCTTAGGAAATGCACAAGAAGAAAGTAATCTGTCATTTAAAGATTCTTTGAATATGCATAAGGATTCTTTGCCAGCATTTAGCTTTATAGGTTCTATGGAAACCAACTTAAAAAAAGAACAAATAAAGGGCATTGGCGGTATTATTTTTGGAATTTCCCAAGAACAAGCTCTACCTATATTAAGAAACAAGTATGGGAGAGAAGAAGACCTTTCCGACAATAAAAACATAATCTTTAAAAACGTAAAATATGCAGGTGTAGATTTTAACTCTGTATATTTTCTTTTTCAATCAGACGGTATTAATAGCTATTTTAATGCCTGTATATTTGTTCTAAATGCAAAAACGAAAAAGGAAGCCGCTGACAAACAAAAAGAAATGAAAGATATTTTATCTAAAAAGTACGATTTGTCCTCTTTTAAGGATGATTATGGATTTGATTTATACGCTGGTGGTATATCTCCATTATGGGATGGCCATTGGAAATCGTTTTTAGAAGGGAAATATACAGCAGCTGTCCGTATAGATATAATCAACTATGACGAAGATTTGGCAAGAAGTACTGGCATCAAATATGCAACTCGTATAATCTATGGTCCCTATAATTATATAAAAGAGGAATTTTAATTCATATTATACCAAGCAAAAACAAGCTATAAAATATACAAGATGAAAAAAATTACATTTATCATTGCGGCAACTCTATTATTTATAGGGTGCAAGTCGAAAGAAGAGAAAGCTAATGAAATTATAAAGCGTAATTTATGCACATTATATGATTTGGAGGGTTATGAGCCTATTAATACAAAGATTGACAGTGCTTTCAATTCTATATACAATGATACCATCGTTTTAAAACACGCTCATCAAATCTTATATATTTACACCCATGAAGCGAAACCGCACGCACTTAAATTAGATGAGAAAGAACACTTAATTAATCTCATGACAACTGCTGGATTGTCATTTAATAGTAGTAGTGTCGTAAAGGCAATAATGGAATACAGAGAAACTGTAAAGAAGCTCGAAGCATGCAATGCAAGGATGGCTATTGAACAAGATAGTATCATAGAAAGAGCAAAACTAATAAAACGTGATTTCTGTGGTTGGAATGCAACACATGAGTTCAAGTTTAAAGACGAAAATGGAAAAGATGCTACTGGGAAATATATGTATATATTAGATAAAGATTTTAAAAAAGTAATATATCTCTCAGACCTTTACACTGGTTCCTATGATGCAATGAAAGGAGCGATTGATGAAGCATTAGAAAGCAAGAAAGAAAGCGATGAAACTGATTCTAAAAACAAAAATGAATTATGAGTTTGGCTATGTTGAAGAATGAACAGAGTGCAGGATAAAAAACAAAATCAATTATAAACACATGAACGCTCCCTTATTAATCAAAATCATTGGAATTTTAGCGTTAGTTGCACTATGCTTTGTCGAAAAAGCTATTCCATTTTTTAAAGACAAATTTAATATATCCTTATCAAGAGGCGGGTATCTAGCATTAGTTTCTGTTATTACAATAGTGTTTGCTTTTGGAATAGCATTCAATAAAGCACAGGAAAATGAACGTAGATATTCTGCTGAAGATAATGACAAGTACAAAAAGGAAAGATTAATAAGAACAGCCTTCCAAGCTTCAAAAAATGAAGTAAAAGCTCAATTGAAAGATCCTGCAACTGCAAGTTTTGCATCAGAATTTGATGAAGAATCAAAATATAAGATTAATGATGATGAATCTGTGGTAATCCAGTCATATGTTGACGCATACAATTCCTATGGAGCAACTATACGTACACATTTCCGATGTACAGTAGATAAATATGGGAATGTAAATAACTTAGCTACATGGTAAATCCTAACTAATAATACCTATGACACTTAAATATTTAAACAGCACATAAAACTATTTGTTTCCGTATTCTTGTCCAAGACAAAAATATGGCATAGGTATATACATTGAGGATAAAGCTATTGAACCCTAAATGAAATAATTAGTCTAGTTTAGTTTTTGTGTTGATAGCTCCCTCGTCGGCGGACGAACTAGGGAGCTATTTTTATATATTACAGGAATATTATTGCACAAAACATACATATTTTCCATAACTTTGCAGCGATAAAGTCTCACACAAATGGAATATAGCGTAGAAGAACTAAAAAGTGCATTAATTGAGAGATGCGAGAATGAAGGTATTTTGTATGCAACAGTGGCAATAGATCGACGTAGCAAAGAGATGATTCTTCCTGATACCTTAGAAGAAGCCCTGAAGCATCCGGAATACTTTGTATGTACCTGCAAGAGAGTGAAAGATCAATATATAGTGGAGGAGATTACCAAAGTGTAA